TCATCAGCATAAACTTTAATGTTACTGAAACCATCAAAGTGATAGCCTAGTTTTACAAAGGAATCGTCTGTCATGGAAGCAACTGCCGTAACAGAAGCAGAAACAATTGAACCTGACATATTTGTTTCAGAGACCAGACGAATAGCCGTGCTACCGTCATCACACTTAAATGTAATAGAGTCTGAAAGACCAGCAAAAGGAGTCGTATCCTTAATTGCAAGACCACAGAGCCAATCCGTTTGTGTGGCGTCACCTACCTTGAGGCGTGTTTCAAAAAAAGTTTCTTTGCTTTCGTCAACATTAAAAGCTTCAGTTTTAAGTTGAAGCGCAATTCCATCATTCTCTGCGTCATCAGTGGTCATTACTAAAGTTCCACCACCGCTATCAGTTACAGAGACAATAGAACCATTGTCACCACCACCATCAACCTTAGTGCAAGTCCAGTTAACAGCAGACACTTCTGCACCGTTAAGATTACCAACATTGCCTAGATCAGTATTTTGAACAAAGTCATTCCAGTACACTGTGTACTTACTAGGAGACATTTGTTTGAGGTCACCAAACGTAGACTCTTTGGTTACGTTTGTGACACCGTTTGGAAAATGTGTAGACATAATGAACAGTCCTTTCTAAGACCAGCACCCTAAGTGCCATTCAAATATGTTGAAAAAGAAGTGGAGAGGCATATCTCAGCCCCTCCACTATAAAATACTTAGGCTCCTTGCGAACCGAAGTAACCTCTCCAGTCAGACCAACCGAAGCTGTAGCGTTCTCTGGCTTTGAAACGGAGNTTACCCGTGTCGAAGTCAGGCTCCATCTTCGTGGCAAGAGGCGCTCTTACAAACATCTTTGCTCCGTTAGGAACATCGGTTTTGATAAAGAACGCATCCGGGTCACTGAAACGCTTATTCACCGAATAACCTTGCGGGATCATGCCCTGATGGTTAATGGCGTTGATGTTGTTATCAGCCGTGTTAGGTTGATAAGGGCTATTCAGCACACGGTCTGCCGTGAACTGGTTGCTCGGTGCAACGTGCAGGGATACTGCACCACCACCGACCAGAATGCCTCTATCGTCTTTCAACGTCTGAATACTGATCAAAGCAGTTTCTAGAGCAGCTTCTGAAAGATCAACCGTTCCAGCTGATCCAATCAAGTTGCTCTGGTTCCCATCGCCAACCGTTGGATGACTGGCACTGAACATTGGTTGTCCATCGCCACCAGTGATCGCTGTGTTAAAGCCTTGGTTAAACGTCTGAGCAGCTTTAGTCTGCTTTGTACTTGCCATGGAACGAGCAAGCCCTCTGGCACGCAGCTTGGCAAACGTGTCATAGAGATTGTCTTCCATTGCCTCTTCCGTAACTGAGAAGGCAAGTGCTATGGTTTCAGCCGTATATCTGGCTGTGAAGCTTTCTTGTGCATCGTCATACTGAACAGCAGCGCCCTCACCCTTGACAGGTGCCTCGCCAAATCCAGTGAAGAGAACCTCTTCTTCAAATGCACGGTCAGAGTTCTCTACTTCATAAAGAACACTGTATTCATCAGCAACTTCTCCATACTCAATGCCAAAGACAGCATTAAGTCCCGGTAGAAGCTGCTTGGCAATACTAGCTCTGTTTATAGCAGCCATTGTCTAAGCTCCTTTCGGGTTAGGTTGGATTACCAGAAGACACGCGAGTCAGCTGGTGTTGGATAAGTTGAACTTCGCAGATTGGGAAGGCACGCTCTGCCGAAACGTCAATGTCGTTACCGGGGGTATCAACAAAGTCGATGATGCGTACCAACGCTGCTGTACCAGAAGTTCTGGAAGCAACGTCTAGACCCATACCAGAACGACCAGTGAAGGTAGAACCCGCACCAGCAGTCACTTCAAAGTTAGTCTGCATGATATCACCAATCGTGCAGCTAGTATCAGCTTGTAGTTCAAAAGTAGCTTGCGGATCATCACAAACAATCGCGTAGGCGTTACTAGCAGAAGTATTAGCTGGCCAATGTTTACTAAACGTCGGCGCACCGTCTGCTTCAAAGTAGCAACCCATGAAGACTCCGATAGGAACTTCTGATCCATCGACTGCACCTAGTACTGAGACATTACCTAAATTGAGGTGCACCAAATCACCCGTGAAGATGTTTGACGCAGTGCCAGATGCAATTCGATAGTTTCTTGTCTGCAGTGTGTTAGCACCAGCAGAGTATCTACGCGAAGGAGTGAAACCGTTTAGGGCTTTCGTAGCTGTCATACTACATTCTCCTTTTAAAGATGAGTAGAATAAGTGGTAGGCGTTTTAAGCCTGAAACTGTGGCATTCTACCCTTGGTTACAGTTGAAGTGCTATTATTTGAAATGGGCATTTTCGAGGTAGAAGCAGACATTAGTTGCTGATTTACAGCCTCCATTAAATCGTTTGCTTTACCTTCGTAATAATCATTTCTGGCGACTGACTTTCCACGGGGCATTTTGGCTAGAGCGACATCCCCCCGTACAACGCAATCGGTATAGCGTCCCGTGTCTAAAACAGTTGAAGAGTGTAACATCTCAGGAACTTCTTCAGGAGTTACAAATACCCAACCTTGAGTCATTTTGTTACCTACGTTCTTGTAGTCATCATCGCCTTTGAGGGAGATGCGTATCCAACGGAGAACCATGTCTTCATTGGCGAATCTGTCTACAACAGGGTCGGGAACATCTAAGAAATTAGGTTCTTGGTANGTGTACTCTTTAGTNGCGGTTTCCCTTGTTTGTGTTGCTCTACTACTTGTTTTACTCATCTTTNAACGCTCCTTCTTCTTTTGTTACGCGCAATGTGGTTAAGCNATTGGAACATATTCACCNGCNGCACGATNTGCCCGNGCCTTNTCAGCGGCATATTTCTCAAGAGGAATATTCCACTTCTGAGCTAGTCTTACGTCTTCTTGAGTAAGCTTAACCTTACCTTTACTTCCAGTGGTAGAACTGCGCGACTGTCCTGCTACCACCTGTTGTGTAGGCTGTGATCCTACCGCTGCACTCTTCTCTCCGCTAAACTTGTGCGGAAACTCTGTCTTCATTCTCCGGTCTACCTCTTGGTAAAACTCTGGAGTAGAAGAATCGTAACCTTCTTGTTTTAGTGTGGCATCAATTGTAAGTGCCGCCACTGTCATAATCTGGTCTTGGTTGAACCAAGAATTTTCAGGCTTCTGGCTCCACTCAACTGCAAGTTCATCGTACTGTTGTGCTTGCTGCTGCTGTGGTTGTGCTTGTGGTTGTTGTGCCTGTACCTGCTCTCTCTGTGCCAGCTGCGCCTCGTACTGTTCAATAGCCTGTCGCTGCTGACTTAGTGTTGAAAGGTCTACTTGACCCTTGCTCATTAGTTCTTGTGCTTCTAGCATCTTCTCCTTTTCGCCTAGGTCATAAGCGTCAAGGTATGCTTTCTTAGCCATCTCAATCTGCTGTTGTAGAAGCTTCTCGCTGGTCGCTGTGTTAGACTTACTACTCTCTACAGTATACTTATCTCTGTCGTTCAGCTGTTTTAAAAGAGCTTGCTTCTCTTGTTCAGCTTGGGCAAGAAGATTAGCCTGTTCATTTTTCTGCTGAACAAGCTGCCGTATACGTTTCTCAGCACCTTTTGTTTCTATGCCTTCTAACTCTGGAACATCTTTATCAGGTGTTGGTGCTGCTTCTACTGGTTCAGGTTTTTCTTCTTCACCTTCTACTTCAAACTCTACCTTTTCCTTGGTAGGAGTAGGAGAGATATCTATCTCGCTCCACTCAGTAAGTTCTTCGGCTACGTTTTCTTTTGCTTCTACTGCTTGTTCTTCAGACATTTTTACTAGCTCCATAGTTTGCGACGACTAAGATTACGCATAATTTAATTAGTAACATATTTAATTACCTAATACAAGGGTAGTGTCTAGATCTTCTGGGTCACTGATTCTCATCAGGATCTGATCATCAAAAAGAAGTAGAAGCTTTACGCCTTTGTAAACAAACTTGGTCCCTGAAAGTTTCTGGTAACANACATAGTCACCTTCTCTNCACCAAGNNCCTGCAAGAAANTTATCTTTATCTTCATACGCCANTGTACCTACTTTAAGAACTCTGCCAACCGTGGTGAGGTAGGCGATATCGTCCCGTGCTCTCTCTGGTAAAAGAATACCTCCCTTTGTTTTTTCCTTGATAGAGGTTGGTCTGATAAGCACATGATAACCGGGAAGGTCTGGAAGAACTTCTGGGTCCGGTATATCATTCTCTGTAATCCACGCATCGTTAGAAATTGCCCCGCCAAGTGAAGGATTAATCATCGTCGTTATCTCGCTCCATTCTTTTGTTTACAATATCAGTTAACTTTGAGTAAGACCACTCAATTCCTGTAAGCGTTCCTACTACTTGTCTATAATGGTTATAGTCCTCTACGTGACCCTTTGCAAGGAAATTTTTTAAGGTATCTTCTTCCTCTTTAAAAACCTGTCGTATCTCGTCAAAAATGTCCATAACTATTTTTTACGGGACAACCTCTTTGTTTTCTTAGAGGGGCGCTTTGGTTTCTTAGACGTAGACATAGCAATGGCCACGGCTTGTTTCTGAGAATAGCCTTCTTCGCGGAGCTTCTTGATATTGTCTGAAATTGTCTTAGGCGACTTTCCGGGTTTAAGCGGCATCTAACTTCCTCATACTTTCAGAAAGACTACGCGCTCTTGAATAGGTTTGCTTTGCCCACCGGGAATCCATCATCTGATCTGCTGCTTCTTCATAGTCTTTAGGTTCTTGTCGTAGAGCTTTAAACATTTTCTTAAACTTAGAAACTCCTTTCTCTCCCATTTGATATACCATTTCTATTATAATCTCATGGGCTTCGCAAGGTAAATTTTCTAGTTTATTTTTTTCTATTAGTCTAGCCGCTCCATCTCTAGCTTTTTCCAGATCCTCTTGAAAAAGTTTTTCCCAACCTTCTTGATCTGTGGGAACTTCTTCTCCTTCAAGGATCTTATGTCCATAACCTCCTGTAAGAAACCCAAGCGTGTCAGTATAGGGTTCGACCATATATCCTTCATGTTTTTTAATCCGTTCTTCTAGAGTCATCNCTGCTTCTCCANCTTTGCNATATTAACCAAAGTATCTAGAGCAGTTTTATTTCTTTTAAGTTCTTTGTCGCCACCAGCTTTCTCAGATTCGATTGAAAGTTTAGCAGCTGCTTCTAGAGCTTTGTTTGCGTCTCGGTCAGCTTCTAAGGAAAGCTTACTGATATCAATCAGAGCGTCTAGCTGAACCTTCTTATCAGAGCTTTCGTGTTCTTTGCTCCTGACTTCTAGATCAGCTGCTTTCTCTAGAGCGTCCATTTGCATTTTCTGTTGATCAAGCTGTAGTCTTTGTTGCTCAATGTTCATCATCTGTTGCTCTGGACTCTGGGCAATACCTAGTGCAGCGTTGGCGTTTGCCACTGCTTCTGCTGCCTCTGACATAACCATCTCACTGGTTTGAGGATCATCAGCAACTCCAGTGACCATTCCACCGATTTGTTCTTGGTACTTCATAAGCATATGGTCTCTGATATTGGCATTGATTATAGGAACAATCTGCTGCATCATTGGGTTAGCACCATTACCGGGGTCTTTGAGAAAAGCAGTTTTAAATTGAATATGTGCATCGTGGTTTTGACCGGGGAAAGCTGCAATGGGTAGCCCCTTAGAAACTGCCATGATATCTGCCAGAGGATCTCTGGGTTCTGGCTTTTGTTCTGGTGGGAGTATCTCGTCTAGGTTTGGAAAGTTTGCAGCGGAGAGAACTTCTCTGTACAGGGCTGGCATGTTAAACGTACCGGGAGGAGTTTGGCTGGCCAACTGAATAGCCATTTGACCCAGTGCCAGTCTGTGAGCAGAGGACGGGATATTAGGATCAGACACGGGAATGATATCAACTCTCCCGTCAAAGTCCTGTTTAAATACTTTCTGATCCCCACCTACAACTTCATACGGGTAGTCATCTGGGAGAAAGTCGTAGTTAATTCTGGCTAGAATGTCAAACTCTTCTCTCTGAGCTTTGTGTAGCCTTTTGTGTATAGCTGTGGAAAACTTAGACGATGCGTCTAGCAGAGCCATGGTTGTTCCCACTGGTCCGTAGTTGGCAGAGTCTGTGATTACTTGTTCTGTGGAATCTGCAAACTTCTGACCTGCTCCTACAACAAACTGGAGCATCTGGAGAAGTGTACCAGACGGTTCCTTGTAAGGGAGCGGGACGATTGCCTTGGTCAGGTCAATGCCTGTGCTCTCCACTTCTTTGAACTCACCGGGAGAGATAGGATCGTTATCACCTACTAGCCTGACACCTCTGGCCTTGAACCCTCCGGGTAGGTTGGCAAACTGACCAGCGTCTACCAGAGAACGCATGGCAGTTGTTGCTGTCATGGTCAGGTTACCTAGGAAGTGGATCAGACCCAGACCATAGAAAGCAAAGCCCGGAACGTACCTGTAGTGGGTGAAGTGTAGTATTCTTTCCTTGATAGGATCGTTCTCTTTATAGTTACGCTTGATACACAGAACTTTTTTAGAGTGTAGGTCAACCGTGACAACGTAAGGTCTGGCTATTCCATCAGGGTCTGCGTAAGGTTCTGGCAGGTCTAGGTAACAGTGCTGCTCCAGAAGAACGTACTGAGGATCTTCCTCTGCTGTGGCAGCTATGCCCATGATGTTGTCTATCTTCTGTCCCATGGACGTTGTATCAGGCGCTTCTGGTTCTCCTACGTCTGCGTCTCTGTACATTCCAGAGACAACATCTTTTCTAAAATCGTTGGGAGAACGGTAGATCAGGTGTGTGTACCGCTCCGCTGTTCTGAGATCAGTGGCGTAGTAGGACACATAGAAGTGATCAACCGGGACAAACTCTGAGACAGGTCTCTGGAGAACTTCGTCAAAGTAAATCTTTTTGAATGCAGATCCTACCAAGGGTAGGTGAAAAAGCATACGCTCAAACTCGTCAAAGTATTCTGGCATTTGCTGCGTCAGTTGGTAGTTCATAAACTGTTTTACGCGCTGTGCCTGTTGTTCTCTGGGAACTGTGTTTGCTCCTATCACCTGTGCTCTGACAGGACCAGCAGGGGGAAAGAGTTCTTGAGAAGCTCTGCTCTGAAACTTAACAGCTGATTCTATCAGGAGCGGATGAACCGCTGTGCACGCACCGTCAAAGGGTTCTGTTGTATCTTGTAGTTTTGAGACCAAGAAGGTCAAACCCGTGCTCAAAGATCTGTTCCCACTCTTCTCTGGATTCTTTATCTGTCTCGTACCCGTCAACAACTGTGTGAGAAATATCCATCAAGTCATCTTCGTCTAGCTCTTCTGCTAGGTTTGCATAGTGATCTTGTGCAAGACCCATCATAGAGATCTCTTCCATATCACCAAACTCTACCTCTACACCACCGTCTTCAGTGGGGCTAAACTGTACCGACTCTTCCTCTTCTGTGTCCTCTACTAGATTTAAAGAAGGAGATTCTCTTCTTACTTCCTTTACTTCTTCCATTTCTAAGAAAGGGTTTTGTTCAATCGCCATTGTCTATCCCCTCCCCCTCTTCTTTCTACCCTTGGCTGAGAGCTTTGCCATTGTCTTGTTCCC